ATAGAATCGAATGAAATCCCTGTTGGTGATGAGATGAAGAAACAAAACTATATGTGGTATACCGCAACTTCTCGACCAAGTAACTCATGGAACAACTTTAACTTTTCTGCTTTGAATAAAAACGACGGTACACGTAATAAAATTCATTCTCGGTTTGAAGGAGGAAAGATAGTACAGTTTGACTATGATGCATTTCACATTAAGTTGTTGGCAAAGATTCTTTACTACAATTTTAGTAAACATCCATACGAAGAAATAAAAGAACAGTTGAATCTTGATATTCCATATGATGAAGTAAAGTCACGGGTATTCCAAAACATATACGGAACGATTACATACCAATTCATACAACATCCTTTCTTCCAAAGAGTTCAGGCAATGATTGATGAGTTGTACGACGAGTATATCAATAAAGGGTATACAGAGTCATATTTTTATCACAAGAGATTCCGTGAAATAGAAAATCCAACACCAAATAAGGTGTTCAATTATTTTTTACAATCGTTAGAGACTGAGTACAATGTTCGTAAACTAAACAAAATTTTGTCTTTAATGTCTAACAAAAAGACTGTACTTTGTATGTATCTTTACGATGCTTTTGTATTTGACGTTCCACCCGATGAATTAAAATTGATACCACAATTAAAACGTGCTTTTGAAACTGACGATATGACGACTAAATGCTCCATCGGTAGTGATTTTGGTAGTATAACTCCATATTTATAATCATAGAATAACGTTCAATAGGAATTTTGAAATGAAAATTATAGAAGATATTTTAGAAGAATGGTCTAAAAAAATACCATCTGGTATAATAGATTTGAAAAATGAGGAACATCTTTATGCCCTTTTAGGTATTTTAAATGAAAAGATTGATAATCCGGTCGTAGTTAGAGAAGTGATGGAAAATATTCGGGAACAAATGAGAGAGAGGTATTGAAGACACAACTGGTATGTACGTTTGTAAAGAAACCATATATTGAACAATCAATAGAAGACATTAAAGATATGTTTTCTGTATTAAATGATAAGATATTTTTACTCCGTTCAACTAATATTCAAAACGAATTGATGCTTTCTTACAATGTATTATTAGACTCAAAGAAAGACTTTTTACCGGGTTCAATAATGGTTCATAGAAAGAAAGAAACGAATACGATTTATACAATTAACGCATTGAATGAATTGATAATGAATTTAAACAATGGTATTTTGGATAAAAGTTTTCCAATAGATTGGGAAAAATACAGTAACTCAATTCTTTTGAAAAAACCAGATGGACTTAAAGTTCTTAAAATAGAGCTAGTTCGAGTGTATAATATCTGAAATCATATATTTATTTATGATACACTATGAGAAAAGATACCAACATATTGGAAGAAATAGAATACGTTTCAAAAATGATTCGTAAGGAAATTGCATTCTCTGTCAAAGAGGGTGCAGGCTCAAGTAGAATATTCCAGTCTTTACAGAAAGAAATTCCAAAAATCTACTTCAGACCTAATAACATAATAGATGCTGGTAGATATAGTGTAGAAAAAATAGAGAATGCTTTGGAACAACTTGGGTATGAATTTAGAAAAGATGCCGAAGGTAAACTTCACTATTTCAATAAAGAAACAAGTGTTAGTTTGTATTTAAACCCGTCAAATAAAAAAATATCGTTAACACCATAATATGAGACACATTATGAAACCATTTAAGAAATCAATAAAAGAAGGACTCGCTGACAATGTATCGAGTCATTTGATGTACTGTTTTTTTGTTGACCTATATCCACTCGTGAATAAAAAGGGTGGTTTGTTAACAATTATGTTTCCAAATGTTGGTGTGAAGAAATTAAGCAGATGGATGAGTGGAGTAGAAGGAAATAACTTATACCAAAGCAATGCAGAGAAATTAAATCAAATGTATTCAAGAGTTTCAGGTAGCACTGCACTAAAAACATTATATCGTGCTGTAAACACGTTAAAGTCGAAAGAAACAAGTTCTGAAGAAAATGACCAACGTATAAATGACTTACAACTAATTGTTCAGAAGATAGGTAGAGTTATCAAATCAAAATTGACACAAGAAGAACGTCAATTGTTTGACCAATTTTCTTCTTTATTGGATGGTGCTGCAGACCAAGCTGGTAAATCATTAGAAGGTTCAATCGGTGCAAGTACACAAAAGGTAGAACCAGCACCTGAAGAACCAGAAGAAAAACCAACAGAAGAAAAGCCAGAAGAAACACCAACGGAAGAAAAACCTGAAGAAACTCCTGCACCTGAAGAAACACCATCTGAAGAAACACCTACGGAAGAAAAACCAGCAGAGGAAACTCCTGCAGAAGAAAAACCGAAGGAAGAAACACCAACACCAGAAGAGGAAAAACAAAAGGCAGAAGAGGCAATCAGAATGCAAGAATATCTTAAAAGTTTAATTAGAGAGTTGGTAGAAAGAAAATTAAAATTGAAATAATTTGTAACTTTCTGATTTATTTCGTATTCTTGTATAGAGAACAATCATTTATTAAAGGAAACAACATGAAAACAACACTACTTTCCCTCGTTACGGTATTTTCTTTGGCAATCATCGGTTGCTCAAACACAGAAACAGGTCCAACAGAACCAGAGGCAATGTACACAACAATGGGATTCAATTCAGACGGTTCTATTTCAGAACAACCAATTGAAAGACCAAATCCAGACAAGGGTAAGAAGGTTACACCGACTCCATTCGTTGACTTACTTCGTCTTCTAAATCTTACACCAGAACAAAGACCACTCGTAGAAAGATTACTTATTCAACACAAAGAATGTACACAATCTTGTATCGAAACACTCAAGACAGCTGAACGTGAAATTCTTATGAACGCAAGATTAGAAGAACAGAAAATCAAGGACGCAGTAAAGGCCGGTACAATCACAAAAGAAGTAGCAAGACGTGAATTGGCTCAACTCAAGAAATCAACACAAGAAAGACTAAAATCACTTCCAAGAGAAAAGGTTCGTGAATGTCTACAAGGGTGTGATACACAATTCCTAAACTCACTCAAAGAAATTCTTACACCTGAACAGAAGATTATACTTGAAAAGTGGATTGCCTCTCGTCAAAAGAGAGGAACCACAGACGATAAGAATCCAAAGGGTCGAGGTTAATTCCTTGACCCTTTTGGGTTTTTTATTAACACCTATTGACTTTTAACATTTAATTCCGTATATTAGTATTACAAATTAACAATTGACCTGATAACAGTTATCAGTTCACAATTATCATTTAACTTTTAGGAGTACCTATATGGCAATCAATCTTGATGCTATCCGCAACCGTTTGAACAATCTGAAGAATGCGAACAACCGCACTTCAAATATTTGGAAGCCAGAACCTGGCGAACACCAAATCCGAATTGTTCCTTATGTACACAACCGAGAAAATCCTTTCATCGAGTTGTTTTTCCACTACAATCTTGTAAAGAAGTCCGTAGTTTCACCACAGTCATTTGGCCGTCCTGACCCAATCGTTGAGTTTGCAGAGAAGTTGAAGCAAACAGGTTCAAAGGAAGATTGGTTGATGGGTCGTAAGTTGGAACCAAAGATGCGAACATACGTTCCTGTTATTGTTCGTGGTCAAGAAAATGAAGGTGTAAAGTTTTGGGGATTCGGTAAGCAACTTTACCAAGAAATCCTTTCCTTTATTGCAGACCCTGACTATGGTGATATTACAGACCTGAAGGAAGGTCGTGATGTTGTAGTAACTGTAAAGTCGGCAGAAGAAGCCGGTAAGAACTTTGCAGAAACAACAATCCGTATCAAGCCAAAGCAAACACCGGCAACAGACAATCCTGACGTTATTGAAAAGATTAAGGAACAACCTTCAATCACAGAACTTTATCCAGAACCAACATATCAAGAATTGAAGTCATATCTTCAGTCTTGGTTGGGTGAAGCTGAAACACAAAGTGAAGAGGTTGAATACAAGAAGCCATCTGAAGCTCCAAAGCAATCAGTAACAAAGACAGAAGTTGAAGACGCATTTGATGACCTCTTCAATTAATAGGAGTCCTATATGGCAAAAAACAAAATGGAACTTACCGATGAACTCGGTGGTGTGATTGCTGAAACTATCAACAAGCAATTCAAATCTCAAAATCTCAAAACGGCTTACTTCTTGGAAGGTGACGATGATGCACCAACCATCGTGAAGGAATGGGTATCTACGGGGTCAACTATCCTTGACCTTGCCATCTCAAACAGAAAGAATGGTGGATTTCCCGTTGGTCGTGTTTGTGAAATAACAGGGTTGGAACAGAGCGGTAAGTCACTACTTGCCGCTCACACCCTACTCAACACTCAAAAGAAGGGTGGTCTTGCTGTCTATATTGACACAGAAAATGCCCTTTCAACAGAGTTTCTTTCAGCCATCGGTCTCAATCTAAAAGAGATGTTATACATCCCACTCGAAACGGTAGAAGACATCTTTGAAACGGTAGAGACAATCATTGAGAAGGTTCGTTCATCAGATAAGAACCGACTTGTGACTATCGTTGTTGACTCTATTGCAGGAGCTTCAACAAAGACAGAGATGGCGGCTGACTTTGATAAGGATGGTTATGCAACTGCTAAGGCACTCATCATCTCAAAGGCGATGAGAAAGATTACGAACTTGATTGGTCGTGAACGTATCTGCCTTATCTTTACAAACCAACTTCGTCAAAAGTTGAATGCACCTGCATTTTCAGATCCGTGGACTACTCCTGGTGGTAAGGGAATTCCATTTCACGCCTCTGTACGAATCCGTCTATCATCCATCGGTGCCATCAAGGCAAAGGTGAACGGACAAGATACAATCGTGGGTTCACGAGTAAAGGCAAAGCTCGTGAAGAACAGGTGCGGCCCTCCTCTACGTGAAGCCGAATATGCCGTCTATTTTGATAGCGGTATAGATGATTATGGTTCTTGGTTGGAAACAATGAAGGATTATAATTTGGTGAAACAAAGTGGTGCGTGGTATGAATGGACAGACCAAACAACAGGAGAGATTATCAAGTTCCAAAGTAAGGACTTTGTATCAAAGATAATCAGTAACCCTGAATACAAAGAAGTGGTCTACGATTCCATCGCCGAAAAGGTG